GCTATACTTTCAACTTCTCCTATGTTCTTAATAATATTATTAATATTACGAATAACACGAGGATCAGTTTCATGCACTAATTTCTGACGTAAAGCACGCACAGTGGAAGATTTATCTACCTTACCTTTTATCTGCAGTTGATACTGTAAAAAATTTCTAAAAGATTCTATTTCGTCTAAAGTTGTGGTACAACCCGTTAAAAAACTATTTGTTTTTTCTTCAAGCCATTGTTACAGATGTTCACGGCTTAATGAACACCAGTTTTCCCAAGAGTTGTTTTATTTGGATTTTAAAACAGTTTGTGAGGCGTAAAATCAACCTAAAACAGCTACAACAGCCTCCTCACACTCCACAGGGAATAAGTTCTCATCATCTATGGGTAAATTTGAGAAATTATCTTCCTCTGCTGAACCATCACCAAACATAGAATAATAAATATCATCCAATGTAGGTAATTCTCCACTAAAATCGTATCCGAATCCATCATTGAATTCCTTCACGATCATTCTTATATAATCATCATACAATTCATAGCTTCCATGTAGAGCTATTTCATAACACGTAGATATGCACATACTTCTGAACTGTTCTCTTCTATCTATGGACTTCGAAGGGATATACCAAGACAAACATCGAAGAATAGAATCCAAGCTCAAAGGAGCGACCCACCTCTTCAAATCCTCTCGATAAACAAAACGTCGTTTAAGAAAAGTTGATTCAGTAATCTCTTCATGAGCAACCATAGTTCCATTCTTAACACTTGGAGTATATTCCATATTCAATATAGTCTTACAAAAATCCCTCATGTAGAAATTTGTAAACCAACACTGAATTTTAGGACTAACTGACGCATGCTCATCATCTCCATAATTCCTAGGAACAACTTCCTCAAAGAAATCTAAACCTTTACTATGTGGAGAACAATAAAACGCGCTCACAAGAATTATTAAAACAACTATGCAATTCAACTCTGCAGTATAAGCGGATCCAGACGGATGAATTCCAGGAATTACAAATGCATCTAAATAAGCTATGATAACTGGAAATAGCATATCAGAAAATATTCCATTTAATACCTTAAGAGCGGACTCATTATAGCCCATCTTCTTAGCCATCATGAATAGTAATCTATAAACCATATTTATAATAACAAAAGGAACTGAAAGATCAAATTTACTAAAATCACCAGCTATTATTTTCCATCCTTCCTTAGTCATTTCGCGCACTAAAGCATCAGCACCCCTATACATGTTAATTCCTATGGCAGACCCAAACAAATCAGGTATTTCAGCCATCAAACTAATTAACGGAGCCAAGAACATACGACAAATTATAAGATCAGGCAAACTCCCTGCATAAAATATACGAGTTTCTCCACTTTCTGCCTTTTCAGCCTTAATGGGCTCATCTTTTAGCATAGCACTAAAAAACATTCCTGAAGCATCACCTTGAGCATATTTTTCTAATTTTGCTAAAACAGCCTCTTTTAGGGTTTCATCAGGCTCCCTTTCTTCTTCTTCTACTTTAGGAAGATACTTGTTCTTAAGCCCTGGAAAGAAAGGTCCTCCTGATGTTGAAACATTTATTCTACGAATAAAAGGATCATCTTTAGCCCCATTAATTGCTGCCCTCACCGTAAGTGGAGAAAGTTTAGGAATATTATGCTCATCCAAAACCTCAAACATATGTTCTGAGATAATGTTTACAACCTTTTCTACTTGTGCACTAGTCAAAGTTCATTGTCTACGCTGCATTTTTCTAAACCCTATATTCATCGGAGAAATATATTGGCCATTCCCTTTAATTGGGGACATGACAGGCTTACAATACTTGACAGATGGAACGAAGTTCAGCTTCTGTTCTAGAAATTTCAAAACAGCGCCATGTAAATTAGTTCTTTTTAAACGTGAATGTCCTTTAAGTAAAACATGTCCTGGTACTTTACCAAGAAATCGACATCTCTGCAACATTTCATACCGCACCATAGACTTGGGAAGAGGATCTTCCAATTCAGGCATAACTAAACTCTCTGAACCCAGTTCATAACCACTGGTTCTATTTATTAGCTTCTCATAATAATCTAATATTTTTATATTGAAAAATGACGAAACTCCAATGCCCTTAGAAATAACTCCAGCTCCATGTATACCTACAACAACGCTTTTACCTCCGACCTCTATAACAATGGGCTGACCACAGTCTCCTTGTTTATGTCCAGGAAATGGATATCTCAGAAACTTAGAGATACAAACTTCTTGACCTGAAGATTCCGGATAAATCTGCTCATTTAAATAAGTAGCTTCTATTTTCTGTCCTCTAAAAACAGCACCATATTTTCGTTTATGTTCTAATTCAGTAGAAAGCAAATGTTTCGTAATATCTGTAAAACGAGTTCCCCCATCCAAACGGATAAGAGAGAGATCGTTCCCTACATCTATAAAATCATTTTTAGAAACTAATTGTGTAAATGTATAACCTGAAGTCTTAGAGTTATATGGGAAATTACTTATCTCAATTCTTGATATTCCCTTAGATAGTGCGTGCGTATTAATTAAAGCAACATTGGATTTCAAACCTAATACTAGAGTAAAAAATCCAGAATCACCATAATACACTTTCGCACTTCTCAAGTTTCTCTCTACTTTAAGAAATAAAGACATTGCATCCCCAGTATGAGACCCTCCTACATCAATTTCTTCTTTAACGTTCCAGAGTTCATGCATCTTATTGGGTATCTTTTTATAAGACTCTCCACATCCGATGGTATCCTCAAAGACATTAAGAGGTGTATTAGAACTTGAGTTTAGTTTAAACTTTGTGCTCATCTCTGCTGAAAACTTCTCTTCAATTTCAGATTTCTCAATTGGCAATAGAAGGGACTCCTTTTCTTCAGTATTAAATATCACTGATTTCTTTTCAGGTAACCTATCTACTACAGACTGGACATTCCTACACTTAGTAAAAGATTCTTTCTTGCTCCGACCAGTTGCTTTCCAAACCAGTAAACTCACTAGAGAAACTCCTCCAAGTGCACCAATAATAATTTTCAGCCTCTTTTCATTAGCTCTGAACCATCTAGAACTAAATGTAGGATGGCTCTTATCAAAATGAGTTAGATATCCAATATAAGCTAATGTTTCTAATTTTCGCAAGCGAAAATCACTTCTAGCGAAATTTATTACTGTCTGAACATTTCTAGGTTGGTTGTACAACAAAACTAGAAATAACACAAATAAGAAGAGAAGAGTCCAGCCTATAACATCT